TATACAGAAAATGTTGTATAGTTTCCACATCAACCAGTTGATTGAATGCATGGTGCTTAACTTCGATGTCATTTGTGTCTGTAACTACATGCTTCATTGCATCGTCGAGATCTTGCATGTTTTTAAATTCCATGTCAATTCGAAACTCTGGCAAGTCCATACTACGAAATCCAAGTTTCATTCTAGTGATGCGATAGCTGTGCAATGTAGGTAGTTCATCTAAGAACGCACTCATTTTAGTTACAAATTCGTGTGCATTAACGCCTTCATTGACGTCAGAGTAGATAGTGTAAATGTCCATTGGGTTTCCTTATTTCTATATATAGTTAGTAATGAAAATAGTCTTCAATAATGTTTTTGGCACTTTGAGCCAAGCTGATATAATCTACAATATACCAAGCCTAGTTGATGTTGACGCCAGTGAACACGACGAAGCGTTGTCACAAGGATGGCTAGTAACTGTTGACAACGGTGAAAAAGTTTGGTATCAAAGCCGCAGTACCAGAGTAAATGTTGCCAACACTGATTATAGTCTAATAGACAATTACCAAATCACTGACAGTGCTACAAGTGAAATGGATCATGTGTACAATGCCTACTGTTTGAAAAAAGGCTTTAAGAAAATGTACGCACTAGATGATCAACTCAGTTGGGATATCTATGTTCAGTATCATCATGATGACGAGCTAGTAGCATGGAGCAAGCTACGTAGATACAGCCCCAGCAGCATCGAAACAGCATTATTTGCATGGGACTATAGTGAACCGCATTTGCGGTTGGGCGAACGCACAATGCAGCACGAAATTGCTTGGGCTAAACAATCTGGATATTCATATGTGTACATGGGAAGTGGGTATGAAAAAATATGCACTTACAAAAGCCGAGTTGATGGATTTGAGTGGTGGACCGGGCAGCATTGGAGCACTGATGTTGATCACTATGTGTGGTTGTGCAAAAGAGACACCAAGCTGTTAAATTCTAAAGTCGTGGATCTTCACGATTTGAAAATAGACCAGTAAGATACTCTTCGTCCCAGCCGTTGTAGAAACCTTTTTTACCTAATATCTTTGCATGACTGTGTAACTTGCTGCGACTTTGTACTAGTGCTAGTGCATACTTTCCGTGATTGAATTTCACACCATTAACTACTTCAGGGACACTTGGGTGGTCTGACAATGCTAACATGTCAATGGGTACTAGTGTTTCTTCGTTGATATTATCAATTGTGTCTTCAAAGTCTTCAGGATCATAATCATCAGGGTTGTACACATAGATGTACACATCTTGGTCGCCCATACCTTCTTTGGCAACATCTATCATGTCTTGTGCTAGAGAAGTACCTATGCGCACACTGTATTTGTTGGCTAGTCGTGCTTTTCTAGCATACGGGCATGGTGACCAATTGCCTAATGCAGGATGCGGAACTTCAAGAAAGTTGATCAACCATTCTTCGATGCTGGCTTTTACTTCATCGATTACCAAAAGTCTCTTCCTGTTTTCTTTGCTGTTTCTAGGTTGCCCTTGATGATGCTTCCTAAGATGTCTCGTTCTGGACCACTCATCTGTGTGATTTCAGAATAGCTAATACCGCCACGCATGTACCAGCATATCTTCATCATATCCTCTTTTAGGCCCTTAACTTCTTTTTCCATCTTCTCGACGATTGCTTCAATCTCGTCCGGAGCTGATGTTAAGAGCCTGATTCGAAAAAATTTGCAACATTCATGGTAAACGGCGTTTCATATTGGTGCTTGCAATCAGCACAAGTAATACTGAGAGGTTCAATCTCGCCTAGTTTTTTAATTTCTTCAATTTTTTTGCGTACTTTTGAAAAAACTTTTGATTCACAGTTTTTAATGTATTCTGTGATGTGTTCCTTGTCTACTACAATATCATCGCCTGCTTGTATCATGCTAATACTGTCACTGATTGCATTTACAGTAAGCTCGCTGAGACTTTGGAATGCTTCAGTTAGCAATCTAAGCTTTTCGGCTTCGTCAATTTCAGCATCAGGTAATGCTTCCAACATTTTTTGATCTTGGAACTGCAACATGTTGTTACGGTTTTGCTCTGTGTACGTCAACGGTTTGAAATGTATTTCAATGTCTCCGTTGACAACTGGTTTTGAAAAATCTGGAGTTTTGATTCGATCCATGATGCTTCTCAAATCAATACCAAACTCATTGGTTTCGCTGCACTCTGGGCACTTGCTGGTAAATTCCATTTCGTGTCCGTAACTTGCAATCCTTATAGCAATCAACAACGTGTCTAAATCAAGTGTGCTGACCTTCCAAGGATCTACAAAAGCAGGGATGCAACTTTTTATTACATTGGCAATAGCAGCGCCATTGAACAATGCATCAGCAGTTCTGTATGCAATTTCGTCCAGTGCTGTCATTGGATAAATTGGAATTTCTTTATTCTCTGGCATTACTAGAATATTTTCGTCGTAGTACATTCCATTGCTTGGTAACGTGACATAAATTGCAGGTTGCCTGAAGTGTTTTGCAAGTGGGTTCGGGTTGTTGTGATCCATGTTTTTTCCTACCATAAATATATGATACTGTACTTATACAGCGTAAAAACGGGTAAGAATTTAATGGCAGAGTTTGATGATCAAGACCTACAGAGATTGAATGATGAAATCTCTCGTTTGCAACAATCTATGTTGCAACTGGCTAACAGCCAGCAAGTAGGTAGTACTCAATGGAATAAAATCAACACTCAGTTAAACGTTGTTCAAAACAAGTACAAAGCAATAATATCTTCCCAAGAGTCGTTTGCTAATTCAGTTGGTAAAGGAACTGCCGCAGTAGGCAAAATGGCAGTCGGCGCTGTTAAAGCCGGATCGTCTTTTGCAGAAGCAGCCAGTGCAGTTAGGCAAAGCAGGGAAGACTTTACCAGCTTAAACCCGTCAATAAACCTGGCAGGCTCGGCACTAAAGACAACGGGAAAAATAGCAGGAGTAGCCGGTGAAGCACTAGGCGGGCTTGCTGACGGTATTCCTGTTGTTGGCGGCGTTATTGGCGGCGCAATCAATGCAGTAGGCAAGTTTGCTGCTGCAATCACCGAAGCAGTTTCTGACATCCTTACCACAGTAGGTCCGCAACTAACAGCCGAAGTACAACGTGCAAGTGAAGCATTTCGCACAATTGGGCAAGTTGGTGGATTAACTGCTGGCGGGTTAACCGAGATAATGAATCAGAGCATCGATGCTGGACTTAGTTTTACACAGTTTAGTACGGTAGCGTCCAAAAGTGCCGAAGGCCTTGCATTTGCGTTTGGCGATGCAAGCGAAGGTATTGAAAGATTTTCTCGAGTTTCTGCAGACATGGAACCATTCAGACAAGGCTTGATAGCTTTGGGTGTGGGCGCTGAAAAGCAAAATGAACTAACATCAAAATACTTGTTGTTGCAAGCAAGAACTGGTAGAGTGGAAGCAATGTCAGCTAGGGAACTTGCACAAGGCAGCGAAGAATACATCCGTAAACTGTCTACACTGTCAAGAATAACCGGTAGAAGCATTGACGATCAACAAGCTATAATGGATGCACAAACACGCAACATACGTCTAATGGGTGCCGCAGCTGACATTCAAGAAAGATTGGGCGGTGAAGAAGGAAAACGAGCTGCACTAGCTATGCAAACCACATCAGCAGCTATTGAAACTGTTGCAAGTAAAGAAATTGCCGATGGTTTGCGTGATGCAATGGCAGGAAACTTAGGAACCGAAGCTGCTCAAGGATTTGTTCTTGCAGCCGGACAAGAAGGTGTTGCTGCGGTTGCTGCACTACGTGCAGGTACTATGAGCGATCTCGATGCAACAGCATTAATCATGCAAGGCATTAACAATAGATTTGATTCTCTAGGAGGATCAGCGGGAATTGCTAGATTGGTTGGACTTGGTACACCAATGGATGCAGTTTTTGAAGGCATGTTTAATGTAGCCCAACGTGCTAATTTAACAGCAGACGACTTAGAAAAATTAAAAACATCGCAAGATGGGTTCACAACAGCAACTGATACTACTACTGCTGATCTAATTGCTGCACAAGTCGCTTTACAACGGGCAGCAATTGAAGCTGACAAAATGGCTAAAGAGCTTATGGGCCCAGCTGCATCGGCGATTGAACAATTTGCAGTAATTGTGCAAAGAACAAACACAGAAATGTTTTTAATGCTCGAAGCATTTAGCACTGGTGGACTAGCCGGATTAAAGTCAGCAGTTTCTGAACAAATAATGCCAGATATTGGGACTGGACTTGTAGATTTCACAAATATGAGTCCCGAAGAAAGAGATGCTGCACAACAACAAATTCAAGAACGACTTGATAACTCAAGGAAAAGAAACGCAGAAACCTGGGAAAACATCAAAAAGATGTTTGGATTTGGAAGATTTATTGATAATGCATCTGGAAATAACGGAACAACAACTGGGGGTGCAGGTACTTTGCCATCAGGTGCAACACCAGATTATGGAAGCAATGGTGATTTATTAAAACTACTTGAGGAAAGTAGAAGAAAATATGCTCCGCCAGGAACACCAGATGCTACATCTTCAACAGCAGGCCCTACTGGCACGTTAAGAACCAGTGGAAGTCTATCAGATGTATTAAATGAAAATCTCACAGTAGCAAACAGTCAGTTGGCAAATTCTAAAGCAGACACTTTAGCAAGAAAAGAAGTGTCAGATCTAACCATTGAAAAGTTAACTGAAATTGTAACTGCAATGGATCGTGCTAATCGTACCAGTGAGCAGATACTACAGCGGGCCAGGCAAGGGTGATAAATACTTGTGTCACAATGTGCATATTGGAAAAATAATACATGGCCGGATGGAAAAAATACTTTAAAGTGGTGGGCAACGAAGGTGGGCAACTTTCGCCTATTAGCGGACGGTCTACTCAAGGATCAAATGGTCAAGGCGGCCAATTTGGTTTTAAGAATTACCAAAGTCACTTGCCTGAAGTGTATTCAGGTCACCCTAACAGAATTGAACGCTACAATCAGTATGAAAATATGGATTGCGACAGTGAAATCAATGCATGTTTAGATATCATTGCTGAGTTTGCAACACAAACCAATGAAAGCAACAACACACCGTTTGAAGTTGAATACACTGATACTCCTACAAACAACGAAATTGAGATTATTAGAAAACAACTACAACAGTGGACTAAACTCAACAAGTTTGATCAACGTATATTCCGTCTTTTCCGTAACACGTTGAAGTACGGCGATCAAGTTTTTGTTAGAGATCCAGAAACCTTTGAACTATACTGGGTTGACATGACCAAAGTAGTAAGAGTTATTGTCAATGAAAACGAAGGCAAGAAACCTGAACAATACGTTATTCGTGATATCAATCCCAACTTTCAAAATTTAAGCATTGCTCCTAAAAGCACCACAGACTATGGATCAAATCCTAATGCAGGGTCAATTGGCGGCAGCGGCGGATCAAATTCAAACTACACTATCCCAAATGCACCTCTTGCAGGTGGACAAAGTAGATTTGAACACACTATAAACGAAACAGTAATTGATGCTAAAAATATAGTACACCTTGGACTTAGTGAAGGCTTGGATTTTTATTGGCCGTTTAGTCAAAGTATACTTGAAATGATTTTCAAAGTATTCAAGCAAAAAGAGTTACTTGAAGACTCGATTCTAATTTATCGTGTGCAACGTGCGCCAGAACGTAGAGTATTTTATATTGATGTAGGCAACATGCCAAGTCACCTTGCTATGCAGTTTGTTGAACGTGTTAAAAATGAAGTGCACCAAAGACGTATTCCCAATCAACAAGGCGGGCAAGCTGGTACTACAATGGATACTACATACAATCCATTGTCAATCAACGAAGATTACTTCTTTCCACAAACAGCAGAAGGTAGAGGATCAAAAGTTGAAACACTACCAGGAGGCGAAAACCTTGGACAAATCGACGATTTAAAATACTTTAACAACAAGATGTGCAGAGGACTTCGTGTTCCTAGCAGCTACCTTCCGACTGGCCCAGACGACAGTGATCGACCAATGAACGACGGTCGTGTTGGTACTGCACTTATACAAGAATATAGATTTAATCAGTATTGCGAAAGACTGCAAAAGCAAATTTGTCAAAAACTTGATGATGAATTTAAAATGTTTTTGCGCTGGAGAGGCTTTAACATTGACAGCGGGTTGTTTAGCATCAAGTTTGCACCGCCACAGAATTTTGCTAGTTATCGTCAAGCCGAACTTGATACAACTCGTATGCAAGCGTTTAGCACATTAGAGCAAATTCCCTACATGAGCAAGCGTTTTCTTATGAAACGTTACCTGGGTCTCACTGACGACGAGTTGCAAGAAAACTCGAAATTGTGGAGTGAAGAAACTGGGCAACCAAGTGAACTTGAACCAATGGGCAAAGATTTACGCACAGTTGGTGTTAGTCCTGCTGATTTTGATGCAGATATCGAAACCGGCGGTGACATTGAAGCAGGCGGTGAGGAAATTGATGTGGACATTGATGCTGGTGCAGTTGCAGCAGAAACGCCTCCGGCATAAATATTATTATGAAACTATTTGAATTTTTTGAAGCAGCGCCAGAAGGGTACCAAGATGTAGAGGATGACAATTCTACACCGCAACTCGGCGAACTGCGCAAAACTAAACTAACTCTTAAACAAATTTCAAAACTTCGAAAAATGTATGACATGCGAAATTATGAAAAAAAAGAAGAGCTGAAAAAGGTGCAAGCACAATATGCACCAGCGCCGCCACAAATGTGATACTTTATTAGAATTTTTCTTTTAGTCTAATAAATTTATCGTTTTCTACCCATTTTACTCCTATAACTGCATAGTTTTTAGTATCTATGTTAAATATTATACTGAGCCCATACTTTGGAGGAACCAATATGAACAAATTTGAACAACTTATCGAATTCGTTATTAACGACGAAGAAGATAAAGCAAAAGCTCTCTTTCATGAGATCGTTGTAGAGCAATCTAAAACAATCTATGAAGACATCATGTCTGAAGAATCAGACGCAGAAAAAGATGACCATGCTGAAAAAGCTGGTGATGAAGTTAAAAAAGACATCGAGTATGATGACAAAATGGACGAGTCCATCGAAGAGTCAGAACTTGGTGGATCACAAGTTGACGATCTTATTGACGAAATTGAAGCCGAAGAGCAAGGCGTCACTTTTGAAGATGAAGAAGAAATCGAAATGGTTGACGTCGACGTTGAAGATGATGACGACGATGAAGAACTCGAAGATCGTGTTGTTGGTCTAGAAGACAAACTAGACGAACTTATGTCTGAGTTTGAAGAACTCATGGGTCAAGTTGATGACAACACTGACGACATCGACGATGTTGAAGATGACCATGAAGAAATGGACATGGACGACGAAACAGTCGAAGTTGACATGGAAATAGAAGGTCTAGAAGAAAATGTTGACCTAACTGCTGCTCCTAAAGCTGTTACCACTGAACCAGCTGGTACTCAAACGAGTAGTACTGTGGCTGCCAACAGTGGCGCAAAAGGTGCTGTAGCAAAACCAGTTGACACAGACACTGCTCCAGAAAAAGGTCGCTCTGCTCCAAAAGCACAAGACCAAGGTAACACAACAAGACCAGACATGAAAGCTGCGCCAAAACCGCAACTAGCACAAGCGTCTGGTGTGAACACCAAAAGCGTTATTGACTAAAAGGATAACCAAGTATGGCTCTTTATCTTAGAGAAAACCTTACCTTCGAAACCGCACAAATTCAACTCGTTGAAGGGAAAGACGGTAAGGAACTCTTTATGGAAGGCATCTGCATACAAGGTGGTGTTAAGAACGCTAATGAGCGAATATACCCTGTGAGTGAGATTTCTAACGCAGTTAAAACTCTTAATGAACAGATCAAAGAAGGCAATAGCGTCCTTGGTGAAGTTGATCACCCGGATGACCTTAAGATTAATTTAGACCGTGTATGTCACATGATTACTAGTATGTGGATGGACGGTCCAAATGGATACGGAAAACTAAAAATACTTCCAACACCAATGGGCGAGCTAGTTAAAACTATGCTTCAGTCAGGTGTGCGATTGGGAGTATCTAGTCGTGGATCGGGTAATGTAGATCCACACAACGGACACGTCAGTGACTTTGAAATTGTTACTGTCGATGTAGTCGCACAACCCAGTGCTCCAAATGCTTACCCTAAAGCTATTTACGAAGGACTTTTGAACATGAAACATGGTCATGCAGTTCTCGAAATGGCTAGGGAGTCAGGGTCAAACGACAGAGTACAGAAGTACCTAACAGACGAAGTATCTCGTCTGATTAGGGACCTAAAGATTTAGGAGAATCGCATGTTAGATGCTATTAAACCACTACTAGATAGCGACCTGGTTAATGAGGATACTCGTAATGCTATTGCTGAACAATGGGCAGCAAAGTTGAATGAGACCAAAGAAACAGTTCGTGCAGAACTTCGCGAGGAGTTTGCACAACGCTATGATCATGATAAAACAGTGATGGTAGAAGCCCTAGATAAAATGGTAACAGAAGGCTTGCAAGAAGAAATTGCTCAACTTAACGAAGAGAAAAAGGCACTTGCAGAGGACCGTGTAAAAGCCGCAAACGCAATGAAAGAAAATGCTAATAAATTTAATAACTTTATGGTATCAAAACTTTCAGAAGAGCTTCGCGAACTACGCACAGACCGCAAAGTACAAGCAGAAGGTTTTGGTAAGCTAGAATCATTTGTTGTAAGTGCTTTGGCCGAAGAAATCAAGGAATTCGCAGCAGACAAGAAAGACTTAGTTGAAACTAAAGTAAAGCTTGTTAGCGAAGCACGTGGACAACTTGATAGTCTAAAAAGTAAATTTGTAAAAGAATCTGCTAAAAAGATGTCAACAACTGTTGCTACTCATCTTACGCAAGAATTAAGTCAACTTAAAGAGGATATCAAAATTGCTCGTGAGAACAATTTTGGTCGCCGTATATTTGAAGCATATGCTACAGAGTTTGGTGCTACTCATCTCAATGAGAATGCAGAAGTACGCAAACTATTAGCTACTATTGAAGATAAAGACATTAAGTTGGCAGAAGCCGTTAACGCTCAAAAACAAGCCGCAAAGCTTGTTGAGAGTAAAAATCATGAAATTAAAATCATTCGTGAAGCTAATGAGCGGGAAGCTACATTAGACGAACTACTTTCGCCTCTTAACGATGAAAAGAGAGAAGTAATGATTAATCTTCTTGAAAACGTTCAAACATCTCGTCTAAAGAACGCATTTGAGAAGTACTTGCCAGCAGTACTCAGTGAAGCTAAAGCAACTAAAAAAGCTGAAGCACTTGTTGAATCTACTGGTAACAAAACTGTTAAGGCCGAACAACAAAGATCCGAAACAAACAACGTTAATAACGTTATCGATCTTAAGCGCCTAGCAGGGCTTTAAAAAAGAAAAAGGAGACAGAAATGTCACAAGAACTACTAGAAAACAGATGGAGTGAGACCAAGGAAGCCCTCCTAGAAGGCCTTCAAGGTTCACGCCGTTCAACAATGGGTGTTATCCTAGAAAACACTCGTAAGCACTTGGCAGAGAATGCAACAGCAGGTTCAACTTCTTCCGGTAACGTAGCAACACTTAACCGTGTTATCCTACCAGTTATCAGACGTGTTATGCCAACTGTTATTGCTAACGAACTAGTCGGCGTTCAGCCAATGACTGGCCCAGTTGGCCAAATTCACACACTACGTGTTCGTTATGCAAACGCAATGACAGACAACTCGGCAGCAGCAACAAGTACAGCCGCTGGTGACGAAGCACTAAGTCCATTCAAAATTGCACAAGCTTACTCCTCTGCGTCCACAGTGACAGCAGGCGTTGTACAAAATGCACAGAACACATACCAAGGTGCAAACACAGCAGTACTTGAAGGCTCCGGTGGTCGTCAGATTTCCGTACAAATCCTCAAGCAAGCTGTTGAAGCAAAAACACGTAAGCTACAAGCTCGCTGGACATTTGAAGCAGCACAAGACGCACAAGCCATGCACGGCATTGACGTTGAAGCTGAAATCATGGCAGCACTTGCTCAAGAAATTACTGCTGAAATCGACCAAGAGATCCTACTTTCTCTACGTTCACTAGCAGCAACTGAGTTTACATACAACCAAGCCACAGTATCAGGTACAGCAACATTTGTTGGTGACGAGCATGCAGCTCTTGCAGTTCTAATCAACCGTACAGCTAACTTGATCGCTCAGCGTACACGCCGTGGCGCAGGCAACTATGCTGTTGTTTCCCCTGCTGCACTTACAGTGCTACAGAGTGCAACAACAAGTGCATTTGCTCGCACAACAGAAGGCACATTCGAAGCACCAACAAATACTAAATTCGTCGGTACATTGAATGGCACAATGCGTGTATTCTGCGACTCATATGCAGGCGACACAACTCCAGTACTAGTTGGCTACAAAGGCGCAAGTGAAACAGACGCACCAGCGTTCTATTGCCCATACGTACCGCTAATGAGTTCGGGCGTTGTTCTTGATCCGTCCAGCTTTGAGCCAGTAGTGTCCTTTATGACACGTTATGGCTATATTGAGCTAACAAACACAGCATCGTCCTTCGGCAACGCCGGTGACTATGTTGGTGAAATTGCTGTACAGAACCTTTCGTTCTCATAAGCTTTATCATTACAACCTGCACTATGCAGGGAGGAGAAAACAGCACCTTCGGGTGCTGTTTTTTTATGTTAAGTTACTTTATAATTAAATACTACTATGAATGTACACTGGCGATTTAATCACGGATCTAACTCTTTTGATCAAGTTGACGGAAATCCAATACAATATTATCAACAATTAATGGATCAAGTAAAAACTCCTACATTGATTATTGATATTAGTTTAGTTAAATTTAGAAATCTTGAACTATACTTGAATTTTGTGTTAGATTCTGCATCCAAAGAGAATAGTTTGCCAGCTTTTAAACAATTAATATTTGATGCCACACTTGATCCTGTTTATGACTATGATGAAAAAGTAAAAATTCTTAACAACTTTGTTAAAAACAAGGGCATTTTAGGATTTTTAAGTTTAAGCCATTTTACGTTAAATCAGCATAGTCATTTAACAGAAATAATGTATCCAAGTTGGTTTTTTATTTTTAAAAAACAAAAACTGCCAGAATTAAATTTAGATCAAAAAAAGTGGAAGTACAGTTGTCTTAATAGAAATCCGAGCTGGCACCGATTGATGCTCTATACAATGGTTAAAGAAAAAAATTTACTTGATCAGTTTGTTTATACATTCTATAATAAATGTCCTTACAATGGTACAAAAGTTGATATTGCGTTTTATCATAAGAATAAAAAGTTCTTTGGCAACTACTATACTAACTGTATGAAAAGTATAAAAGATTTACCTTTAACTTGGCCCGGTGATGTTCAAGGAGAGAACGATCATACGCTAAATCATAGTGCATATTTACACAGTGAGTGTAATATAGTAACTGAAACAAGTGCAACTGTGAGTTTTGTTAGTGAAAAAATTTGGAAACCTATTGCTGCTGGCCAGATATTCCATGTTGTTGGAAGTGCTTATACAAACAAATGGTTACAAGGTTTGGGGTTCCATGTATTTGATAAAAATGGCTATGACTCGATTATTGACAATACACAACGTATTAAAAAAGTCGTTGAACTGTTAAACGTAGAAACCATGTGGAACAAAGAAAACTTGTGTAGCATTGAACATAATTATCATTTGTTTCACAGCGGAGTAGTAGAAAAAAGTATTTTAGATCCATTAGTTGCTATACTTGACCAATAAATTCTGCTAAATACTTTTCTAACGTAATACTACGTTTTATGCGGAACACCATCCGCGTAGTAGGCTAGAACCTACATCGGACTTCTACAAGGAGAAAACAACATGGGACGTCCTCTCAAAATTAAAATTTCTGATACTAGAGACGCTGGCTTTAACAACCCAGACGGAAACGGTACACCAGCAGGCGAGCTATACTTTGGTCAAGTTGGCGGTAATTCAAATCTATCAAGTGGAGAGTTTCCAACAACAACATGTCGTGTTAAAATTGGCACAGTAGCAGAAGCTGAGGGTTATATTATCCGCCAAAAAGGTTCAACAAAATACCTAGTTGGCGATTCAACTGGCGTCACAGCCGGTTCGTTTATTGTTAATAACCAGTATATTATTACAGCACTTGGCAACACTGACTGGCAAGCAATCGGTGCAGGCAAAGATGCAGGTGTTGGTTCTACATTTACAGCAAGTGGTGTAGGTTCGGGCACTGGTACTGCTGACACAATTGGTGTTTGTGTGCTATCTGACTTGGCTGACGCTGCACTAACTGCTGACACTATGACAGTAACTTATGCAGACGAAGGCTCGACACTAGTTCGCATCAAGCGCATGACCAACAAGTATGCAATCAACTTTGCTAACGCAAAAGTATTGGTTAACTACTTTAACGTTCTTGATGACACAATCGAAAAATCAGGCGCAGAAGGTTCAACAACAACTATTAATCTAGTACAGATTGAGAATCCAAACTACGGTTAAGATTAATTTTTTAACTTACTAACCCTCATTGTAATAACTACAATGGGGGTTTTTTATGAGTGCAGCATTTATATTAGGAAATGGCAGAAGTAGACTAGCAGTTAATCCTAATAAATTAATGGAAATCGGTACAGTATTTGGGTGCAATCGATTGTATCAAGAGTGCACACCTCATTGCTTGGTGGCCACTGACAGGCCAATCGCCGAGGAAATACAAAATTCTGGATATGCAAAAAAACATAGATTCCACACCCGAAAACCTATTGTGGATTTAGGAGGACAGTTTCTTGCTAAAGACTACAAAGGATTTAGCAGTGGGCCAAATGCTGCCAGTTTGGCGTTAATTGATGGACATAGTGACATATACTTGATTGGTATGGATTTTGGAACTACCAATGGTATGGTTAACAATATCTATGTTGATACAAAATTTTACAAAAAAGAGCTCGACCCACCAACATACCCGGGTAATTGGATTAATCAAATCATCAAGCTCACTGAAGACTTTAGCACCAGACAATTTTGGAGAATAGAAGGCCCAGAATCAGCATTTGTGCCTAGGTTTAATAAAATACAAAATATGAGGATAATGTCTATGGACAAGTTTCTAGAGAAGGTAAATACTGCTAGAGGTCCACTATGAACACAAAAAAAAGAATTGACGGCGATTACTATATTGAAACAATAAATGCCGATGACAGAGTATACATTGATACAGATACTCTTGAAGTTGACGGTAACTTGGTGGTTAGCGGCAACTTAACGTATATTAATACTGAAGAACTTAATGTATCAGATCCGTTTATTGTTTTAAACAGTAGTAACACAGCAACTTATGCTGCCAATGCAGGTGTATTGACTCACAAAACTGCAAGCGACTATGCTGGTATTAGATACAGTGTTGATAACGGTCGTTGGGAATTGAGCACTGCTACTAGTGCAAGTGGAGAAACTGGCACTTGGGATGCAATCGGGACAGCATCGGCTGGTTCACCAGGTGGTCCTAACACAGCTATCCAGTTTAATAATGCAGGTACGTTCGGCGGCGAAGCAGAACTTACTTGGGACCAAGGCACCGACACACTTTCAATTACAGGAATTGTTAGCGCCACTGGCAATGTTGCTGTTGACGGCGCAATTCAACTTGCTGATCAGAGTAGTGCCCCTGCCTCAGTAGCAAACACCACAGTTTTGTATGCAAACACAGTAGGTAGTGGCGGAACTGGTGTTTATTTTGTTGATGGCTCTACATCCGACGAACTAGTAAGCAAAAGCAAGGCCATCGTTTATGGCATTATATTTTAAGGATTAAAAAATGGCAATTCAAACAACCGAAGTTGTAAACTCAGATACCACAGTGTACACAAGCTCGGACAACAGTGCAATTACATATGCAGCGTTTACAAATTATACCGGTGCTACTATTAGTATAGATATACATATTGTTCCAAGTGGAGACAGTGTAGGAAATGTTAATTGTGTTGCAAAATCATTAGAAATCACATCAACTGACACATATCAACTATATGCAGGCGGCGAAAAACTATTGCTTAGTAACAATGATTTTATTAGTGCTGTTGCAAATGTCGCAACAGGTGTAAATTCAGTAATTTCGTATACTGGTATCTAATATGGCTGCTAATCCAAGCTCGGGGCAATTTTTAAAAAATTACAGAATACCGTCGTCTAGTACGAGTGTGGTTATTCCAGGCGGCGCAACTGCTGACCGACCTACTGCTCCAACATTTGGTAGTTTTAGATTTAACACTAGCACTGGCGGCATGGAATATTTTGATGGAACTGTATTCAAGTCAGTGGGTGTTGCTGGAGAAGCAAACTTGGTAGTTGATGCATTCACAGGTGATGGGTCTACACTTTCTTTTACACTTAGTACATCAGTGAGCGACGAAGATCAAGTTATTACCTTTGTTTCAAACATTTATCAGCAACCTGTGGGAGTATATACCATCACCGGTGGCGGTAACGACATTACCTTTAGTGCAGCACCCCTTGATGCTGAGCCAATTCATGTGATTCACGGACTAGGAACAGTACCTGCAACCTAGATTAAATCTAGTATAAATACAATAAGATTTAGAGGATAGCATTATAAATGGCAATTGCACGGGTTTCTGGTAATGCATTAGCAAACGATTTACAACGGAGCACTAATTTAGCAATTAGCACAGATGCGTTGTATATCGACGTGGCTAACAGCAGAATTGGTGTTAACACTACATCAACTACCCATGCTATTACAACACCCGACGATGCCTCAATTGGCAATGTTGTAATTACTGGTAACAGTATCACATCTAATCTTGGAAATCTTGACTTGTCAGGGTCAGAGCTTAACTTAGGTGCAGTCGAAGATATAACAATCACAGGCGGCTCAAGCGGCACAGTGTTGAGCACCGACGGTGCTGGCGTTCTAAGTTTTATTCCAATTAGTAACGTTGGGGGGCTAACAGGTAATGTTATTAGCCTTGGGACACCAACTGACGGAGATCTAACAACTAATGTAGCTTATAATGATTGGACAACTAATACATTTGTAACTGACGGTCTTGATGATCTCAATCAAGTTGCACTAAACATTGCTAATGGCACATATGTTGGCCAAGTTGAATTTACTGGTACGCCTGTTGCAGGACCGAGCCCGCAAACTGTAACATTTAGTGGAAGTTTAGTAGGTACTGCTGATAACTATCTTTGGGACTTTGGCGATGGTAATACATCAACAAGTGGCCTTAATGTTAGTCACACGTATAACGATGATGGCGGCGGACAATTTACTGTGTCACTGACAGCATTTAACTCTGATGGCACTTACCAAGGAAATGTTTCTCTTGGCGCAAAAGGTTCAGTTGACACCAGAACTAGAACAAACTATATTACACTTTACACCCCGAATCCTGTACCGGCATTTACTATAACAGACAACAGCATCGACAGTGGTGCATTAGCTGAGATTAATAATACATCAACAAATGTAACATCAAGCTACGAACTTGATTGGGGAGATGGTGTTGCAAATACAAACCCGGCATTGGGCTGGACAACACTTACAAATACCTACACCAACTCAGGCGGCGACGAGCAGTACACAATTGTACTAGCTGGTACGTCAAGCACAGCCGGGCCAACTCCGGTTACAGTATACAGTGCGCCAGGAACAGTGAGTGTGTACAGTGATCACACTAGTCAGTTTACTGCTAGTGCAACTACATTAGTTAACGAAGAAGCAACTTCCGGTGGTGTGGTAACATTTACAAACACTGTTGCCACTGACCCAGGAACTACTGCGGTGTTTGGTAGTCAGCAAAAATATCTTTGGACATGGGATGATGGGTCAGTTGCTAATGTTAATATACAAAGTGGAGTTGCCGGTAACCCAGGATCTACTATTGATCATACGTTTGCCCTCAGTTCAGGTAATCAAGCAAGCGGCACGAGCCAAACATTTGATGTTACTTTACAGGTAAGAAACGGCAGCACCAATTCACCTTTTGTGAGTGGTACTACTACAATTACAATTGAACCAGATGTGAGATCAATCTACACCGGGTCCGCAGTCACACTCAGTGACAGAACAGGCGATAATGCACAAGATGGTTATGTATTTACAGACTATCGTGACGGTGCAGACAGAGCATTATTTACATTTGACAATATCAGTCAGAATGCAACAATATTTGATTGGGCGTTCGGCGACGGCAACACAACTGGTAACATTACTAGTGGTGCTGGTACACCTGGTAATGGTAATATTACCAACACCTATTCAAGCACAGGCAACTATACAGTTGAGCTAGATGTTTACGGAACTCCTGCTACTATAGCACAATCTGACAGCGAAGTCAAGAGCAACTATATTCAAATTAATGCAAATCCTGCACAACCAGGTGCATTAAGTACTAAGACATTGAGTTTACAAGATTCAAGTCAAGGGACGTCTCCATTGTTGGCAGCTAATGCTACAGATAATAGTGGAGGTAACATTGTTGCAGCAGGATCGAGTGTTACACGCTATACAACTACTACAACTATTAATACAAACAATGTTACAAATGCAAATACTGCTATATCAGGAACACTGTCAGCACAGTTTAACGGATCAGCAGCAGGCAATGTTACATTTACTAGCAGCGGTGATGCATCGGGTACATACACAGATTTGATTGTTGTTGCAGATGGCGATGCACACGATGAAATTAGTGCAAGCACTTACCCAAGTGGATTTGCTAAAGTATTTGATGCACGGTGGCAACGTGCCCTTAGTGGAATTAGTGTAGGTTACAACGATGCAAAATTAAGTCATACCACTACCGGCGACACTAATCTTGTTGATTTTGTTAAAGATGACATGACTGATGTACCGACGGTAGTGCAAGGTAACGCAGTTATTGTAGAACAAACTGCCGGCACTTACAGATATATTTCGGGTGTACCATATTACAATACAGGCAGTCCTGCTATTCAAATTCAGGGTTTAGAAGTATCCAACTTGACAGGGCAGACATACAGAAATACCAGTCAGCCTATACAGTTTACCACAGGCACATTAGCTGAGGGCACAAGCGGCAGTATTATTAACACACAAACAAAAACCTACAGTGATATCAACGGAACTCCAAGTTTTGTTACTGCTGGAATTGTTAATGCAGACGTTGGTGTTGCAAGCCCGCAACCAATGGGTAATATTACACTGAGTGTAAACGGTAGCGCAAGAGCAGTTGGGTATGTTGATAGTCAGATGTTCAATGTTAACGGATCTAGTGGTGTAGTAAACATAACTAATCAATATATTCAAATCTACAGTGCAAGTTTATCAGGATTTGATGAACAAAATATTCCTGTTGCAGATGCACTAGGAAGTGTTTTTGACGATGATGGGTTGCGAATCACTGGATTAGGAAGTGCAGCAGACAACCCTGCATTTAACAGTGCAACAAACTATTATACTTCCAATGCCTGGAGTGGTGCAGAGACAATTGCCGGAACACAAGAAGCAGTTGTGCGCTGGGGCACATTGGATCACTTTACTACAGACTTTAGCAGTGGCTATTTGCCATCTGGGCCTGACCTAAACACAGGACGAAGTGGCACACAATATTTTACATTTGCATTCCGTAGAGCAACAATGGCCAACTTTGACATTAGTTTAAACAGTGCAACAGGTATTACTGGACTTTGGATTGCTGCACCTGGTACTACTATTGACGATGCAAGCACTGCAAACGGCTGGGTTAATGGTACTGTACAGTATGCAGGTTCGGGTGTACCTGGGGACGACACCGGTAACGGTGGTAATGGATCTTTGGGTTGTGCACTCACTGGTGCTGATGTAATACCAACAGGTAGTACAATTAATGCTGCCTATACTATGACATTAGGTAGTGAAAACAGTTCAAATTCAACTGGTAACAACGTATTAGTTCGCATTGCATTAGCAAGCGGAGAATCACTTACCAGCGTTAGTGTAGGAGTAGCAAGCTAATGGCACTCGCAGATAGCACTAAAGTTGATTTTCTTTGGAAGAAGCTAGGGTTTGGCGTTGCTAAAACTGCTCCTCCCTCAAATAAAGAAGCGTTCAATGAAAGTATACCATCGCCGCTATTAATGCGTGGTGATAGAGTTTGGCAGCAATCTGGAACTATTCCTAGTGTTAAACCGAGTTCATCTAGTAGTATTGTGGAAGTCTATCAGGATGCAGCAGGCGGCCAGTCAACTGTTGAAACCACTGAAGATTTAACAGCGCCAGACAACCAAACCTGGAAAACTAATTTAACAGATTGGATCCCAACTGAATTTGGATCAACTTATCTTGTTAAAGTTTATGTCGACAACGAAGGCGCAGCAAATCCACAAAGCACAGGAACACAATTATTCCAAAGCGGTAGTGGCAACGAAGACGGCTGGTTCTTTGATTATCAAGCAGGTGTACTTAACTTTAACGGCGACAATATTCCAAGTCAAATAGATACAGGTGTTACAGGAAAATCAATTTATATTGTTGGTGCTAGATATGTTGGCACGTTTGGAGTTGGATCAAGTAGCCAGCTTGGTAACTTAACAGTTGCCGACACTACACTCGGCACAGTAAATGCAGGAGATAATATTATCCTTGAAGTTACTGGCAGCGGCACAGTGCAAATTGATACAACAACTGCTCTCGGCATTGCTGTCGGAAACACAGCCCAGCGCCCCGGCTCACCAGAGACTGGGGATTTAAGATTTAATACAACAACCGGATTTGTTGAAGTATATGATGGCACTAGCTGGGACAATGTAGGCGGCAGCGAATTTGGTTCAATTACTAGCCAAACACTAACTGGTGATGATAGTACAACTGCATTTACACTAAATCAAGCAGCAAGCACTGCTGGTATTATTGTTAGTATTAACGGTACCATCCAAGAACCAACGAGCTCCTACAGCGTTAGCGGTACCACAATAACATTTACCGAAGCTCCAGCTACTGGGGACACAATCGAAGTAAGATTTATTAGTGCTGTTACTACGGTGTCTAGTATTACAAATCTTAGCGGTAATGCAACAGTTGAGGTGTTAACAAACGGTGTTGTTGAAATGAGCACTGTACAGAGTTTACAATTGCCGACCTATACTGTAGCCACTGCGGCTAACATTGCTAATGTTGCAGACGGGCAAATAATCTACGTCAGTGATGGTGACGGCGGCAGTCCAAGCCTAGCAGTATACAGTGTTAACAATTGGAAAAAAGTTTTATTATCTGGAAATATTAGTGCCGTATAACGCCGTGTGAACAGATTATAAAAAAAAATAGCAGAATTTATTTTTCTTAATTATTTATAAATAACAGTAATAGAATACGTAATATTCTGTTAACGTAATTAATAAGCGTGACTGGCGATGTGAGAGCCCGTGGGTGAGTAGCATAGCTGAAGATACCTTATATTAAAACCGGTTTAATATTTGGAGATAATAAAACATGGCTATAACCAGAATTAAGAATAACCAGATTACCGACAGTACTATTGTCGCTAGTTCTAAACTAGTTGACAACAGTATTAGTGCAGGTAAGCTGGCAGACGATCTGGTATACGGTAGTAACCTTACCGTAACAGGAAATCTAACAGTACAAGGTACAAGTACAACACTTGATACTGTAAACACACTAATCGAAGATCCAATCTTGCTATTGGCTAAAGATCAAACCGGCTCGCCCGTTTTTGACATTGGCTTTGTCGGCGAACGTGGGGATTCAACTAATATCGCATGGATTTGGGACGAAAGTGCAAGTGAATTTGCAGCAGGGTTCACATCAGCAGATGCAAGTGGCAACGTGGTTGCGCTATCAAGTTATGCTGATGCACAAGTTGCAGACCTTACATTGGTCAACATGGCACCAAGTGGTAACGTAACAACAGCACTAAATGTTGATGCTACAATCGAAGCTGGTACTTCTATCGAAGCGCCAACACTAACAGACGGTACAATGAGTATCAATGCTGGTAGTATCACAGGTGGCGTAGCTGCTACATTCAGTGGTAACGTAAGTGCTGGTAACTTGATTACTGCTGGTGCTCTTGAAGCAGCAGCACTAACTGCAACCGGTAATGTAACTGGTGGCAATATTGTATCACAAGCAGACGTAACAACTGTTAGCGTAACTGCAAGTGGCACCGTCGAAGGTGGCACATTAACTGATGGTACTGCAAGTCTTAACGCAGGCAGTATCACAGGTGGTGTTGCTGCTACGTTTAGTGGTAATGTTGATAGTGGTAATGTTAACACAACATTGGTTGATGCAACTACACTAACAGCAAGTGGTACTGTAACAGGCGGTACACTAACTGATGGTACACTATCTAGTACAGCTGGTACTGTAACAGGTGGCGTAGCTGCTACATTTAGTGGCAATGTTGATTCAGGCAATGTTAACACAACATTGGTTGATGCAACTACACTAACAGCAAGTGGTACTGTAACAGGTGGCACATTAACTGATGGTACAGCAAGTATTACTGCTGGTACACTAACAGGCGGCGTAGCTGCTACGTTTAGTGGCAATGTAACTGCTGGTAACTTGATTACAGGCGGTGCACTTGAAGCACAAGCACTAACAGCCATTGGTAATGTAACTGGTGGCAATATTGTATCACTAGCAGACGTAACAACTGTCTCTGTAACAGCATCAGGTACTGTTGAAGGTGGTACACTAACTGATGGCACTGCTACACTAACTGGTGGTAGTATCACAGGTGGCGTTGCTGCTACGTTCAGTGGTAATGTTGACAGTGGTAATGTTAACACAACACTAGTTGATGCAACTACATTGACTGCAAGTGGCACTGTAACAGGTGGCACATTAACTGATGGCACATTGAGTTCAACTGGTGGTACTGTAACAGGTGGCGTAGCTGCTACATTCAGTGGTCAAGTAAGTGCTGGTACACTAACTGATGGCACATTGAGTATCAACTCAGGTGCAATCACAGGCGGAACTAATGCTACATTTACTGGTACAGTACAGGGCCTAGACGTAACCGCAACTGGCAACGTAAATGCTAGTGTGGTTAACACAACTGACGTTAAAGGTACTTCAGTAACTCTTACTGCAACTGGCACAAATGAAGACATTGTTCTTCTTCCAAGTGGCACAGGCGTTATTGATGCGAGTAGTGCAAAAATTGTTTCTCTTGCAGATCCAGTACAAGATAGTGACGCAGCCAATAAAGGCTATGTTGACAGTGTTGCAGAAGGTCTTGACGTTAAAGGTTCAACTAGAGCCGCAACTGCTACTGCTCTACCAGCCAACACATACAACAACGGCTCATCTGGTGTAGGTGCTACACTAACAGGTAATGCCAACGGTGCATTGGCTAATCAAGATGATGTTGTAATGGCACAAGGCGATAGACTACTTGTTAAAGACGAATCTACTGCCGCAAACAATGGTATCTATGTTGTAACTACACTTGGTGACGCAGGCACTGCCTACGTTCTAACTCGTGCAGAAGACATGGATGGTTCACCTACTAGTGAAATTCCAGGTGCGTTTACTTTTGTTGAAGAAGGCACAGTATACCTTGATAGTGGTTGGGTTTGTACAACAAACGCTCCGGTTACTATGGGTACAACTGCTATTAACTGGAGTCAGTTCTCCGGTGCTGGTTCAATTGTAGCAGGCGACGGTCTATCTAAATCAGGTAATGAGCTATCTGTAAATGTTGACGAAACTACAACTACAATCACTGCTGATGCAGTTGTTGTTAAAGCAGGCGCACAGTTTGTAACACCAGATATTGGTGCTGCTACCGGTACAAGTCTAACTGCAACAGGCACCGTTGAAGGTGCTACACTAACTGATGGTACTGCAAGTATTAATGCTGGTACACTAACAGGCGGCGTAGCCGCTACATTCAGTGGTAACGTTGACAGTGGTAATGTTAACACAACACTAGTTGATGCAACTACTGTAACAGCAAGTGGCACTGTAACAGGTGGTACACTAACAGACGGCACGTTGAGTTCAACTGGTGGTACTGTAACTGGCGGCGTAGCTGCTACATTCAGTGGCAATGTCGACAGTGGTAATGTTAACACAACACTAGTTGATGCAACTACATTGACTGCAAGTGGCACTGTAACAGGTGGTACACTAACTGATGGTACTGCAAGTATTACTGCTGGTACACTAACAGGTGGTGTTGCTGCTACATTCAGTGGTAACGTAACTGCCGGTAACTTGATTACAGGTGGTGCACTTGAAGCACAAGCACTAACTGCAACCGGTAATGTAACTGGTGGCAATATTGTATCACTAGCAGACGTCACAACAGTATCTGTAACTGCAAGTGGCACTGTTGAAGGCGGTACACTAACTGATGGTACTGCAAGTATTAATGCCGGTACATTAACAGGTGGTGTTGCTGCTACATTCAGTGGTAACGTTGACAGTGGTAATGTTAACACAACACTAGTTGATGCAACTACTGTAACAGCAAGTGGTACTGTAACTGGTGGCACATTAACTGATGGCACATTGAGTTCAACATCTGGTACAATCACAGGTGGCGTAGCTGCTACATTCAGTGGCACTGTCGAAGGTGGCACATTAACTGATGGCACTGCTACACTAACTGGTGGTACACTAACAGGTGGTGTTGCTGCTACATTCAGTGGTAACGTTGATTCAGGTAATGTTAACACAACATTGGTTGATGCAACTACATTGACTGCAAGTGGTACTGTAACTGGTGGTACACTAACTGATGGTACACTATCTAGTACAGCTGGTACAATCACAGGCGGTGTTGCTGCTACGTTTAGTGGCAATGTTGACAGTGGTAATGTTAACACTACTGGTGTATTTGCAGATGCAGGCACTTTTGGTAACATTACTGTTAATACTGATAGTATTGATAGTGTTGGTGAAACTATTACACTAAACACTGACAGTCAAGATGTTGATGTTCACATTGAGAACGCAGCAGGTAATGTATATGTAAAAGCAGATGCAGGTTCCTCAAGTGTTGCTATTGGTGAGAACGCTACTCAAACCACAGGTGCTACGCTTAAAGTAGGAAGTACCGACAGTATGATGATTCCGGTTGGGACCACAGGCGAACGCCCTGTTACTCCAGCAACTGGTATGATTCGTTTCAATACTTCGTTGGATCAGTTTGAATTCTATGATAATGACAGTTGGACAACAGCTGGTGTTGAATTCACAGTTATTGCTAGTGAAACATTCTCAGGCGATGATAGTACAGTAGCATTTACACTATCAACTACTCAAACTACTGCTAGTTGTATTGTTAGTATCAACGGTGTGGTACAGCTACCAACAACAGCATACGGTGTTAGCGGAACAACATTGACATTTACTGAAGCTCCAGCAACAGGCGATGACATTGAAGTTCGCGAAATCACAACCACAACAACTATTGCTAGTCTGTCAAACGGTGATGCCACTGCTGTAGTTGAAACACTAACTGGTGTACCGACTGTGCAAGTTACAGGTAACATGTTGCCAGTAGCTAACGTATCACAAAACCTTGGTAGTACAGATAAACGCTGGAACGAATTGTTCCTAGCAGGCAGTACAATTACACTTGGTAACGTTGTTATTAAAAACACAGGCGGTAATGCTGTTGGCTTCTTTGGCCCAGACGGAACTACACCAGGCACAATTGATGCAAACGTTGAGATTGCTGGTGACAGTATCCAGAGCGGTACTTCATTGGTTGACTTTGCAGGTGTAAACGGTAACGTTAACATTACTTCTGGTGGCGTAGCATCTATGATTGCTACAACAGACGGTGCTAACGTAACTGGTAACTTAACTGCTAGTGGTAACATTGCAGCATCCAGCTTCATTGGTGACGGTAGTCAGCTAACTGGCATTGACGCTACACAGATCCAAAATGGCACAACTAGTGTTGCTACTGCGTTAAATGGTGATGTTACAGTTACAAGAGGCGGCACATTAAGTGCAACCTTTACTGCGGCTGGTATGACTGGTGACGTAATAGGTGATGTAACTGGTAGTGCTGACACACTTTCAACTGCTAGGGCAATTGCACTAAGTGGTGCTGTAACTGGTACTGCTAACTTTGATGGTAGTTCGGGTATTACTATTGCAACAACTGCAACAAGTGATCCAACTATTACACTATCAGGTGCAGTAACTGGATCAGGTACATTAACCAATCTAGGTGATGTTACTATTGCAACAACTGCAACAGCAGATCCAACAATCACACTTGCTGGTGATCTAACTGGTAGTGCAACACTTACTAACCTAGGTGACGCAACACTAACAGCAACTATTGCAGCCAATTCGGTTGCACTTGGTACTGATACAACTGGAAACTATGTTGGTGCAGGTGCTACAAGTGGTAGTGGTATTAGTGGTAGTGTAAGCAATGAAGGTGGAACATTTACTGTTACATCAAACGCTACAAGTGCTAACACAGCAAACACTATTGTATTCCGCGATGGCAGTGGCAACTTTAGTGCCGGTACAATCACAGCAACATCAACGTCAGCTCAGTATGCTGACTTGGCAGAGATGTATGCAGCAGATGCAGACATTGAAGCAGGTACTGTTGTAATGTTTGGCGGAGAAGGCAAAGTTGCAGCATGTGACAGTGAAAACTGTCGTGCAGTAGCGGGTATTATCTCAACTGATCCAGCTCACTTGATGAACAGCACTCAAGAAGGTGTTGCTCTTGCACTAGCAGGTCGTGTTCCTTGTAAGGTAACAGGCCCTGTAGCAGCAGGTGACTTGATGGTATCAGCTGGTAATGGTCGTGCAATGGCTAACAACGATGCAGCAATGGGTACAGTAATTGGTAAAGCAATCGAAGCTCACGAAGGCGGCGAAGGCGTTATCGAAGTACTAGCACTAATGATGTAATCATTACTTAAAATATTAAGAATAGCAGGGTTCGCCCTGCTATTTTTTTGGCCAAAAACCTATAACGCATTTGTATTGTCAACAACGATAAATATACAAAAGCAAGGATTGCAACAACATGGGATTAACTAGGCCAAGAGCCCACCAATTACAGGATATTGACTATAAACAAACAGCTCGTGCTGTTACGTCGAGCAACATCACACTAAGTGGCGGTACACCAGCAACTGTTGACGGTGTTAGTCTTCTTGTTGATGATAGAGTACTGGTTAATGGACAAACAGATCAAACCGAAAATGGAATTTACTATGTAACCACACTGGGATCTGGGTCTAACGGAACATGGGCAAGAACCGGTGATGCGAATGCCACAGGCGAAATGAATTCAGGTATGATCATTATGGTCACCGAAGGCACTGGGTTTGCTGACACACAATGGATGCTTACCACTGACGGCACAATTACAATCGGAACAACAAACATTGTGTTTGCACAAACTAGTTCAAACGCATTTGGTATCGTTGCTGTTGCAGGACAAGACAATCTTTTTGCCGACAGTGTTGGTGACACACTTACAATATCTGCTGGTACAAATCTTGCACTAACAACCAATGCATCAACAGATACACTTACAATTACACCAAGTTTAACACCATCACTTACCAGTGTGACTGCCACAACGTTTAGTGGCAGTGGTGCAAGTTTAACTGCGTTAAATGGAAGTAACATAAGTACAGGCACTGTTGCGGCAGCAAGGGTAGCAACACTTAACCAAAATACAACAGGGACAGCCGGTGGTC